TGTGCCATGCTCAAAGAATTGATTGAATATGATAAATTTGTTGTTGAGGATTATGAAATAATTAATGAACTCGCATCTTTTGTTGCGAAAAAGCAATCATATGAGGCAGAAGTCGGACACCACGATGACTTAGTAATGACCCTTGTTATGTTTGCGTGGGCATCGACACAAGAATACTTTAAAGATTTGACAGACATAAATATCCGTGAGAAACTATACAAAGACACCATTCAAAAAATGGAAGAAGAGATGATTCCCTTTGGATTTATTGATGATGGTGGTGAAGAAACCTCATTTGTTGATGAGAGCGGGCAAACTTGGCACACTGTTGACGATGAACCGAGCCTGTAATCTAAGAAAGAATAAATAATAGGCATACTAAGGAGAATCGTCTATGGCATTTCAAGTCAGCCCCGGTGTTCAAGTTAAAGAAATCGATCTTACCTCCATTATCCCTGCTGTTGCCACAACGCGGGCTGGTTTTGCTGGAGAATTTGATTGGGGTCCAGCGGAAGTTATTACCACTGTTACTGGTGTCAACTCCCTGAGAGAGAACTTCTCCGACCCATCCGATACAAATTTTATTAGTTGGTTCACAGCAGCCAACTTCCTTGCTTATACAAACAACCTTCAAGTTGTTCGTGTTCTTGGATCTGGTGCTTTGAACTCTACTTCAATCGGCACAGGTCTTTTGATCAAGAATAGAGATGATTACGATAGCAAAAGTGCCTCTGATTTAGGTGATAATGTCTGGATCGCCAAATTTGCTGGTGGTGCTTCTGGTGCAAATGATGGCACTCTTGGTAACTCGATTCAAGTTTCTGCATTCAACAGAACCACAACAAACATTGAGTTGTTTGACTTTAACACCTTTGGTTCTACTGCTGGAGTTGCAACATCTGGTAGTTCAACCGAATCGGCAAACTTCTCTCCACCTGCCGCTGACAAAACATTCTACTTTGCATCGAATACTTTAGTTGCTGATGGATTTACCAAAGGCACAGTTATTGATGTTGCAAACGTTGGAACCACTGGACAAAATTCTGCTGATAATTTATTGATTGAAGGATTGAACAGCAGACTCGTTACGGGAACCACCGCAGCAGTCGCATTTAGCATGACCGCTGGTAATACCGGAACCGGCTTTACAATCGGTGGAGCATCAACCGGAATCACAGGTCTTCGTGTTGTTGGAACCACGACACCGGGTTCAAATATCGCTGGTGGTGTAACTGGTACTCAAGTCAGAATTCATACCACAGGATTTGGCGGTGCAGCAGTTGAACTTCTTGGCATGATTCGAGGCATCACGGCTGAAGCAAATGCGATGACTTTAGATATTGCATTCAATGGAGAGATTGGTGCAACATTCTTTGCCGCTGCTGGAGCCACGATTGACATCTTAGGTACGATTGAAGTCGGGTCAACCGCTGCAAATCAGGCAGGAAAAACTGCCGCACAAATCACACCAAGATATGCGAGTAACTTTACCACCAATCTTCCTGCAACAAGTCAGTTTACTTTGCAAAAAGGTGCAACAAACGACTTGCTCAACGTGGCAGTCATTGATTACGCTGGTGACTGGACAGGTAACACTGGTGAAGTTCTTGAAGTCTTCGATGGTGTCTCGGTAAACCCGAACGCTAAAGATTTTGCTGGAAACTCAATCTATTACAAAAATGTAATCAACGATCAATCCGAATACATCTACTTTGGTGCGAAGCATATTGATGCAGGATCTACTCTCGGTATGCAGCCCGGAGGCACAGATAACCTTGGCAACGCGGGTGCATCTTTCGGTGTAGCCGCTGGTAGTGGAACAAACTATCATCTTCTGCCCAAAGCAGCAACCGTTCAACTTGGTGGTGGCACTTCTGGTACAGCCGTCACGGACTTCATCACCAACGGATTCGATAAGTTCTCAGATACAGAAACAGTTGATGTCAACATTCTTGTTGGCGGTGGTGTGTCAGGCAATAACGCAAAGAGCGTTGCAGAGATCGCACTAAACAGAAAAGATGCAATCGCATTCTTCTCACCGCCTCAAGATGCTGTGCTTGACTCTACCGGATCTTCACCCCTTTCACAGATTCAAGCAACTGCGAACGCTGTTGCATATCGTAAAGGTTTGAATGGTAACGTGAGTGGTGGTAGTAAAGATTACACTTCTGCTAACCTTAATATTAACAACTCTTACGCTGTTCTTGATAGTGGTTGGAAATACTGCTTTGACAGATACAATGATGTCTTTAGATATGTTCCGCTCAACGCTGATACCGCTGGTGTGACTGTTCGAACCGACATCCTTGGTGAGCCTTGGTTCTCTCCTGCTGGATTCAACAGAGGACAGTTGAACGGAGTTGTCAAACTTGCTTACAGTCCTGTGAAGAGTCAACGAGATGATCTTTACTCAAGTCAGGTCAACCCCGTTGTATCCTTCCCCGGTCAAGGCACTGTGTTGTTTGGTGATAAAACAATGCAATCTTCACCGTCTGCCTTCGATAGAATCAACGTTCGAAGATTGTTCATTATTCTTGAGAAAGCGATTTCCACAGCAGCCAAGTTCCAACTCTTTGAAATCAACGATGCATTCACACGATCACAATTCAGAGGTTTGGTCGAGCCATTCTTGCGAGATGTTCAAGCAAGAAGAGGTATCACGGACTTCAAGGTTGTGTGTGACGAAAGTAACAACACCTCAAGTGTCATCGATAGAAACGAATTTGTTGCAAGTATTTTTGTCAAGCCAACACGCTCGATCAACTTCATCACCCTTAACTTTATTGCCTCTGCGACTGGTGTAAACTTTGACGAGATTGGTGGATAACGTATACATAACTCAGAGGAGAAATAAATGAACATTGATAAGTTCAAAAACGCAATCGGTGGTGGAGTTAGACCTTCGCTTTTTAGAGTAAGAGGTAATATCGGCTCGTCCACCAGCCCTGATTCTCTTAGTTTTTTATGCACAGCATCTTCGCTTCCTGCTTCAAGTCTTGGAACAATCGAAGCACCCTATAGAGGAAGAACTCTCAAACTTCCCGGTTCACGAACTTTTGAAGATTGGTCAATCACAATCTTAAATGATGAGGGAATGAACCTTAGAACTTTGTTTGAGAAATGGCTTGATGATTTGAATGGAGCAGTATCAAACGTTGCTGCAAGAGATATCAATCTTAGCAATAACATTGACTTCCCAACGTGGGCGGTCGATCAACTTGATAGAAATGGCAACCCCATCAAATCTTATGAATTACATTATTGTTTCCCAACCTCAGTCTCCGCAATTGAATTGTCGGCTGAAGGTGAAGGACTTTCTGACTTTGAAGTGTCCCTTGCATACACTTATCACCTCACTAGCGGTGTGAACGGTATTCAAGTCGGCACTGCGCCAGCAAGAGGCGACAACTCGTAAGGATAGATTATGCCTATTGAACTTTTTGGATTTTCTCTTGGACGTAGCGACAGGAGAAAAAATGTATCTACACCTGCTACTACCTTTCAGAGTGAAGTAAAAAATACTAAGTCTTTCGTACCGCCCGAAATTGACGATGCCTATACCGTTGATGCCGGTGGTGTTTTCGGAACTTATGTTGATCTTGATGGTCAACTTCGTAATGAAAATGAATACATTAAAAAATACAGAGAGATGGCTTCTCAGCCAGAACTTGAGCAGGCGATTGAGGACATTTGCAATGAGGCGATTGTTTATGATGAGCAAAGGTATCCGATCACATTAAAACTTGACTTTATTGATCAACCAGAGAGTGTAAAAAACTCAATCCGAAAAGAGTTTCAAAAAATCTTAAGACTTCTTGATTTTCAAAACAGAGGTTATGAAATCTTTAGACGTTGGTACATCGATGGTAAAGGCTACTACCATATGGTCGTAGATCCTAAAAATACCAAAAAGGGTATCATCGAGATGCGTCCAATTGATGCTTCAAAAATTAAAAAGATCGCCAAGGTAGATAAAAAAACTGATCCCAAAACAGGGGCTAAAACAGTCGAATCTATCAAAGAAGTTTATGTTTTTAGAGAAAAACCTGATGATGCAAATGGTTTAGAGATCGCTCCTGAAGCGATTGACTATTTTCCTTCAGGACTTTTTGACGCATCAAGAACTAGAGCGATCTCATATATTCATAAAGCAATCAAACCATTGAATCAACTTCGGATGGTTGAGGATGCAACCGTGATTTATAGGCTCGCCCGCGCACCCGAAAGAAGAATCTTTTATGTTGATGTTGGTTCTTTACCCAAGACAAAAGCAGAGCAGTACGTCCGTGAACTCATGAACCGTTATCGCAACAAGTTAGTTTATGATTCGTCAACAGGCGATATCAGAGATGACAAAAAATATATGTCAATGATGGAGGACTTCTGGTTCCCCCGAAGAGAGGGTGGAAAAGGAACTCAGGTTGACACACTTCAAGGTGGTCAAAACTTGGGCGAGATGGAAGATGTTTTGTATTTTGAAAAGAAACTTTACAGAGCCTTGAACGTGCCTTTGTCTAGAATTGAAACCGATACTGGGTTCAACATGGGCAGGGCATCCGAAATTAGTAGAGATGAACTTAATTTTCAAAAATTTATTGATCGTCTTAGAAACAAATTTAATGTAATGTTCTTGAATGCTCTTCGTGTCCAACTTGTTCTTACGGGCGTTATCACCGAGAAGGAGTGGTACTCGATGGTTCAGGACATTCGTTTCGAATATGTTTCTGATTCATACTTCACTGAAAGTAAAGATTATGAGATACTTCAAGAAAGACTAAATATTCTTAGTTCTATCAATGATTCTATTGGTGAGTATTACTCACGCGAGTGGGTAAGAAAAAATATTCTTCGTCAGACTGAAAAAGAGATTAAAGAAGAAGATAGAAAGATTGCTAAAGAGCGAGAAGATGGAGTTCTGCCTCCGAAGTCAGCAGAGGGAATGGGGTTCTAATGTCAGAGTATTCTATTGATTCTGAGTTCAAAAAACTTTTAAATAAAAAGTTAAGCGAGCGTGCCTTGCAAATGCTATCCGTGTATGAAGAGGCTGTTGCAAAGGGTGAAACAGAAGAAAAAGAAACTGAAGAAAAAGAAGCCGCTGAAACTGAAAAGATTAAAAGTGAAAAAGAAGAGAACAAGGCTGATATCAAAAAGAAGGAATCAGAGATCAAGAAGGATGCAGACGATGTTGCACTTGATCCAGAGTTTCAGAAAGAATTCTTTCTTGATACCTTTAACTACAAAGGCAAAGTGATCACACTCAAAAAGGTTGGCATGGGAGCATCTGCCCCTGTTTCCGCGTATGTGGATGGTAAACGAGCCGATATTTTCCTGACACAGAAACAAGCCCTTGCAGGTATCAAAAAAATTATTGATTTGAAGGGTATCAAAGAACAAACAAATTTAGATTCAATCCAGCCGGTTAGTATTAAAAATATTCAAGAGATTGGGGTAAGAGGATCTAATCTCAAACACAGTGATGGAAATATTACATTTT